AACAGAACAAAACAGATAAAACAGAACAAAACAGATAAAACAGAACAAAACAGATAAAACAGAACAAAACAGATAAAACAGAACAAAACAGATAAAACAGAACAAAACAGATAAAACAGAACAAAACAGATAAATAAAATAAAATATTAACATATGTAGATTCCTGGATATGTTAAGATGGACCAAAGTCCAAGTGAGATAGGTATGCCCTGTAGCCAGGCAGGAATTGAAAAGTTAATGGTTAATGTAGGCCAAATCAAAATTGAAAAGTTAATGGTTAATGTAAAACAAATCAAAATGAAAAAGTTAATGGTTAATATCAGCATTTTTATAGTTAATGTATTTGATCTGCTAGATGAGTTAGCAGAAAATGAGGTACTGTTGGATTGCTCCCTGATAGGAGCAGTTATGGTCATAACATTTGGAATAATTCAGTTAATATAGCAGGTTGCACATTTGGAATAATTCAGTTAATATAAACAACTAAAAACATATAATCATGGTACAATTAGAAAGAACAACAATTTACATCAATGCATTAAATGCACACGATTGGTTTTATCAAATGTCAGATGACAACAGGGTATTCATCAGAGGCGAAGCACAATCAAACCAAATCAAAAAGTTAATATCAGAGATGAACGCTCAGGAATTAGAGATCGCTGAAAAGATTTGGTTAATGGTTGCACCCATTGCTCCTGATGGAGATCAGTTTAGGTTCCCTTATAATAAGCCTATTGAGGACAATTATCAGGTTGGATTTGTCGTGCTATGGAACAAAGCCAAGCATTTTACCCACGATGCATCAGGTTGTACCTATCCTGAATTGTGGTCATGGAAGAAAGCAATCAATAATGTTTGGTATCCTGACGCAAAGGAATTCGTTAATACTGAGCAGTATGCAGATTTTATCAAAGAAAAATATTAAAATATTTGCGTATTAAAATTATTAACCTTATCTTCACAGTGAAATTAAAATTATTAATCTTTAAAAACTTATAATTATGAACAAAGCAAAATTAAATGGTCGCACAGTATTGGAATTAAATTCTAATCTTTTCAAAGCATTAAACAGTATTAACTCAGGTCGTTTTTTCACAGTTACCTTCATGAAGGCCAATGGTGAAATCAGGGTAATGAATTGTCGCAAAGGTGTAAAAGCTTTTGTTAATGGCAATGGTAAGTCATTCAATGATATTGACTACAACTTGGTTACTGTATGGGACGCTGTTAAACGTGCTTACAGAAGCTTCAAGTGGCATAAGATCATAAACATTAATGCCGATGGCGTACACTATTATAACTCACGATATTTCGCTTGATTGTTTGTTTGTTTCCATTGCCCCATGACCTTTCGAGGCATGGGGTTTTGGTAGTAGAAGCCGATAATTAATTTAAAACAATACAACATGAAAAAAACAAACAGAACATTATCAGAGATTGCTTATGAGATTAAGCAAAAATGGTCAAAAGTTTATTTTGGCGCAGTACCTTATTTAGATGCAATGATGCAGTTAAACTCAGTTAATGATAACTTTGGATGGGACTCAGGCGACTCTATAGTACGTTATTTTTTGAGCAATGCCACCACTTGGAGAGGTGAGGATGCTAGGCGAATTAAAGCAGAATTGAAACAGTTAATATCTTAAGCTATGAAAAAAATAACCTATCAATGTTCAAAGTGCTTCTCAGACGACATACTTTTTGACGCTTGGGCAGTATGGAATGAAGACAAACAATGCTTTGAATTGCATACTCAATTCGATGACGCCCATTGCAACCAATGTGGTGGTAGTTGCGATACGATAACAGTTGAAATATGGGAGGAGCAGTCATGAGGGAAACAGCGAAAATAAGAATAGACAAAGAGCAATTCATAGAGTTAATGCATCAACTCATTGGTTTTGGAGTTGAAACGAACCGCAAAGCACTTACAGATGGTGCAAGAATTATAGTAGACATGGTCGATGGAAGCAATCCTGAGTTACTAGACGAATTCATCGATTCCTGTTATTTTAATGATGATATAGAAATTAAATTTGAATAATTAAACACTATTATATTATGAAAGAATTTAAAAATTGGACAGTTGAAAAAAAGGACGAAATTGGACGCATATTAATTAATATGTGGGCACATATAGGAGTAGATATTCCTGAGAATCATGAAGATATATTACAGGACTGTTATGAAGATGTTTGTGAAACAGCAGACCCTGTTAATTGGCATGATGGTGATGTCTTTATTGCATTTAGAAGGTGGATTGAAAAACAATCAATATCTTAAGCTATGGAACCAATAATCTTATCAGACAACACAGAACTTGACAGCTATAAAGCTACAGGACTAGCAGAGGGCTTCATTGAATCAGATGACTCAATGGATATCCTTAAGGCTTGGTCATACTTAGGTCAATCAGGACTAGCATTCCAATTGCAGGGATGGTTTGGTCGCAACTTGGAAAGCTTGGTTGAATCAGGCTACCTTAATCAGGATTATACAGTTAATTATTCACGTTTAATGGAGGATCAGTTATGAAATACAATGAAATTAAATTAGAACCACATTTAGAGGAATTTCTTAGAAGTAAAGGTATTTTAAGTAAGTTTAAACATTACATACTTGCATTTTACTCAGAATTTGAAATGAAAGACCTTAATCATTTTAGTATTCAGAGCGCATTTACATGGGCAAAAACACATGAAGGCCATATGTTTTGGAGTGACTTGGAAGTTGAATTTAATAACTATGTAAACTCGTTAGAGGCATGAAGGGAATAGCAATTATATTTTTAATCTTCATAGGATTGGTATTACTAATCATCAGTCCTGCTGTATTTTTTATCGCATTAATATTAATACTTGCCCTTATTGATTAAGGGCATTCAAAAACTTATATCATGGGAAAACTTATAGAAGTAGAAGTAGAGGTATCTGACCTTTTAAGCGAGGCATCAGATAATGACATTGTAACTGAATTTATCAACAGAGATTTGTTTTATGAATTGGATAGCGATGATCTGATTGACGAGGTAGTTAATGAAAGGAAATTATTGGTTAATCCAATTGTAAAGGGCGATGTTAATCCAGATCTTTTATTTAAAATGCTATGCGAAATTACAGACAGCACTAGATATGATTCAGCAGATGATGTCTTAAGAAAGGTTCGCTTAATCCTGTCGCAGTCAACTTTGATAAAAATTGAGTCAGGATTGGAAGAAGAATTAAGAAAAGCATTCGAGGCAGGTAAGCAAATTGGTGGTTTTTATCCAGGTAATATTCCAAACCACCTACCAAAAGACTTTGATGAGTGGATATCTGACAAAATTTAACATCTCCCTGGCTAACAACTACCTGAGAATCGAATATTTGGAGCCGACTAAGGGTGTAGGCATGAAAAACCCCCTGAGAACCGCTAACTCAGGGGGAAACCTACAACATGAATTACCCATGGATGGGTATTGGAAAGTTTATTAGCTTACAAACACAACGTGTTCGTTTTTCTTCTCAGGTATTACTATTGATATATATGTACCACCTAAATTTTTTTCAAACTTATATGTTATCGCACTTCTCATTGTATCAAATTGCTTTGCTCTCTTTTTGTTCGTCACGTAAACATCACGTCCATCTTTGTCGAACTTTTGGAAGTAAAGCCTTGGTTTGAATTTTTGTAGCCTGATCACAAAGTACGTATCAGGCGTTGGCCTTTTTTTTATAAATTCATGACGTTTATTCTTCACTTTTTTCGAACCCAACTTTAAATTCAGTTGTTTCTATTTTCTGCTCAGTTTTATCCTTGTAATCAGAATTATTAACAAGATCAAACTTAGTAAAGTGATGGTTAAACTGTCCTGCATTTGCCTGCTCAACTTTCTGCTGTGTTATTCTTTCAATAGCGTCATCTATGATGTCAACATATGGCTCTCCCATTTCACGAACATGATGTAGCGTCTTTCTTCTGTAGCCAAGAGCCAAGGCCAATCCCTCTACTGTGAATGGTCTTTTTATTCTTACCTCACATAGCTGAGGGTCTTTGCCATGAAATTCCTGCTTAATGATGGGGTTTTTTTCACACCACATCCAATATTCCTCTATTAGAGCCTCCATTTCCTCAGGGGTATCAAACTTCCTTGCCATATCACTTTTATTTAGTTAATATAGTGCAAAGATAAGAATTATTTGGTTAATCTATAATAATTCTAAATAAGAATTTCCTGGTTAATCTTTTGTTTTATGGAGCATTCCAAGGGACAGAAAACATAAAGTTAATGTAGGCACCACCAGGATTTCGCCATTCTCTGTGCTTATTGCTTTGAAGCTTTTTCTCTTAATAAGGTCTGTTATTTTCTTTCTTTCAACAAGAATCCAATAGTTAATAGTTTCGAATGCTATTATATCTGCTTTACCAAAAACCCAACCCGGCTTTCCTGACCTGGATATTGTTTCAATGAAATGGATATTTTCGTCTTTTACTTTAATGCCTTTTACGTCAATTTTACCTATTCCTTTAATGCTTAAATCCCAATGTTCGTACTTATCCTCATGTTCGTTTGCAAACACGACATCCTCAGAGGGGAATAACGACGCAAATTCGTGTTCTTTGGCCTTTCCTTTGATTAATTGTTTACTCATTGTTATTTGGTTTTAGCTGTAAAGAATTACTTTACAACTGGGTTAAATATTTTCTATTAATATCCATTTTTGTGTATAAAAGGAAAATATTTCTATTATAATACCTGTTTTTGCAAATTTTTTATCTTTGGTCCAACATTCATTACAGTTAAGCTGGCTTTTCTTTCTATGTATTTACGACTCATTCCTGTCATTTTCATTAATTTCCTTATAAACCACTCCCTCCATTTGTTATACTGCTTTTCAGTCACAGCGTATGTGTCGTAAAATTCTATTGAAGCATCATATAGAGCCTTACTTGCAGCTTCTTTCATTTCGTCATTAGGCGCATCCTTTACTTTGTCGTAGTTTTTCTCTGCGATATCCCATTTATAATGCTTTAGTCTGACTTCATTCATATTTGTGTTATGGAATTTTTTCAACCACCAATCAATAGCATCCTCTTCTGTTATAGTGTGATACGCCCGGTATCGCTTAACTACCTCCCATTCAATCCACCAAAAAGGTCGCCTGATTTGGTACCATACTTCGTCTTTTAATTTTTCCAACTTAGTGTAAAGTGTGTTTTTCATTTTAATATGTTTTTAGTTATTTTTGCCATAATTTTTACTATCAGTTGGTGCCTTAAAGGTGGTTGGGAAGCCAGATCTTTTCCACCTGACTTCCTTGCCACATGTTTTGCATTTAACTATCGCATATTGCGATACATCATAATACCTATTACAACAAGCTATCTTCATCAACTGTGCTCTTTTGCCTTATAGCTGTTTTTTATTAATCATATTCTTCTGTTTTATAATCAACGTATACATTTGATCCGTATCTTTCTTTTATCTTATGCGTTGTTATTTCCCTAAAGTTCTTATATTGATATTTATACTTAAAAGGAATATCGACATTCTTTATGTGGAAGGGTACGTGTTGACCATTAAAACGCTCCCTTGCCACAATTTCCAATACTGTTATTGCTATCATTCCTCAACCTCTTCAATCTCATCAACCATAGATTTAAACGTAAATAAATCACGCTCATGAATTTTTATTTTCATCGAAAACTCATGGCACTTATCTGAGTCCTTAAGTGCTATTGCCTCATCTAGTAAAGCCCATAAGGATAATACTTCCAATTCTGTTTCTGCAATCCTGTCTTTGATTACTTTTAATTCTTCGTTCATACTTTTAATTCTTTTAAAAGGTTATTAAATTGTTCATTATACCTCTTGTCTGTGTCGCATAAGTTTTCAACTGTTTTTTGTGAGTGAATTACAGTAGCATGATCCCTATGAAAAAGATCGCCAACCTGCTGTAGAGATAACCTTGTGTTGTTTTTTATAATAAACATTGCCTGTTGTCTCGCTTGAGTGAATTCCCTTTTTCTTGTTTTGTGTGTATTATAATTATCAGGGAGATCGTAAAAAGTACGTACTTTCTCAATAACATCAACAGGGTTTAGTTCATCTGTTTTATACCTCTTTATTCTCATAAGCATCCTGTTAAACATCTGCTTATATAGCTTACAATCAGGGTTCTCTTCTACCTTTTCAGAGATCGCTTTCAATAGTATTGCTTTGTTTTTCATGGTGCTAAAATATTAGGTTATAAATCAAATACCAACCAAGTATTGCGCATACCAGTAAAGATATAGCTGATGTAATAAAAATAATCCATGCAGTTACGTCACTTATTTTTTTCATCCATTTTTTCATAATACGTCTACTCTAAGTTAAGTTTTCTTAATAATCTTTAAATAAGCACTACTTTAAGTTAAGTTTTCTTAATAATCTTGACATAGTGCTTTCAGATACGTTAAGTTTTCGTGCCATATCTTTCTGTTTCATTCCACCTTTTGTCATTCTTGAAATTGCTACTTCTATATCTTCCTCTCTTTGTTCCATCCATGTGGTTGATGCAATTAAAAAGAAAGTATACATAGCGAAATAAACTGCAGAAACCTCGATAGGTATCTTGGTGAAGTAATATAGAAGTACAGCCAATCCATCAGCAATGGCGTAGGTTAATATCATCCAGCGCTTTTTTGTGATGTAGATAATGATGGCTGTACCAATAGAGTATGCAAGGGCAAACAATATAGAAAACCAGGCATATTCATCCATATTGGTTACAGAAAAACTAATCTTTTCTTCTACCTCAGGATTAGATAATACAATAACTTCGTGTGTACTGACAATATGTGAATTGACAGTACGATAATCAATGCTTTAAAAATTGCGTTTCTTTTCATGTTATTTTTTTTTAGGTGTGCGTTTAATTAATATTTGGATTGTGCATCCCATCATTCCTGCTACAGAAGACATAGATATAATATCAATATCATAATCGTGCCTCCATTGGTTTAGTTTTTTTTGTGCCTCAGGTGGCGTGTTGTCAATTATTCTATATTCATCCATTTTCAATAATATAAGATATTAGTGCGATATACATTAATATGGCCATAAGAAGCCAAAATATTCTGTCTAATTTTCTATTTCGATTCATCACTGCAAAGATAATTATTTATGCGCTTAGAATCATTCTAAATTAGAATGGCAAGTCGTCTTCTTCCCTTAAAGGACCTGGGTTCCCAAGTTTTATTCCCCATCCACGAACACCACCATTTTTCTTTCTTTCAGCACCAAACTGAACCAATAACCTACCAAGCTTTGTGGCGTTTGTATTTAGCCTCAGGTTGCCATTTGTTGCCTCGTTCATAGCAGCTAATACCTCAGCGTTACTCATAAATGCGTCACTGTCAGCGATGAAGTTTTGTGCCAATATACTCGACTCAAATTCAACTACCCTGTAATCCTCGTTAGTTGTATCTCTGTGTTCTCGTTCATGTTTCGTCAGTTCGAAGTCGTAGTCAGGGTCATTATATAAAGCCCACGCCTGAGTCCAGATGTCTTTCACGTCAATATTATTGGAGTAATTAAAATCAAATTCAATCACATCAAATACAATCCATCGTGTGTTCTGATCATCATTAAGAAACTCTTTATTGTTAGTTGAACCCCAAAAAGAACAGCGTCTTGGAAAGAACTCTTTGTGTGCAGCATATGGAAGACGATCTTTCACGCCTGTCTTAGATATGGTTGCCTTTAGTTTTCCAATTTCATATTTGGAAATACTTGCAAGTTCCTCCATGTTGTATATGAAATTTTCGGCTAGTGCAAATTGCGAGTCTTTATTATCTCTTATGATCTCTGAGGTGTAGTATTTCTCGCCACCAAATGGATTAAGCCACCTGATAAACCAGGTTTTGCCTATTTCCTGTTTCGTTTCGCCAACCAACACAAAGACCATTCTGTTGTAATAGTCAGGATCAATAGCACACGCTATGTTGCGAACCAGTGCTTTTTCAAGCATCGTCCTAAAGTACTCCTTATCAAAACTTCCCTTAATGTATGAACAAAGTTCGCCAATATAATCAACGCCATCCCATACAGGAAGACCATTAAAATACTCTTCGAATGGATCGTATTTCTCAACGAAGTCTGATTTGAGAAGTGACTTTAATTTTTCTAATGAGAATGGTATTTTTTCCTTTTGTATACACCTATATACAGTGTCAATATTCATGTCCTCCCATGGTCCACTTTGGTATGTCATTTCAGGCATGCGTGTAACCATATTAATCCTGAACTTATAATTGTTCCTCAGGTATAATTCAGCCTTTTCAATTGGAGACATCTGATCATAACCAAACTCAGTTTTATACCTGCCCTCGTTTAGCTTTACCTCATCAGCAACAATGTCCATTGGAATATTTAGCGTATCAGAAAGTTTTTCTATTTCCTTTGGTGATAAGGTAAACCCTTTTCTTATGGCATCCCTTACTTCTTTTTCAATCTTCTTCTTATTTGGGTACTGAGAGTTGGAACCAAAACCCCTGCCATTAAGGTCTTTTGCAGCAGCATTCCAATCTCCACCATGCTTAAGAATGGCGTATATTTGAAATGGCTTATATGCCCGGCCTTGAATAAATGGATGGGCATTGGATGAGAAAACATAAAAAACATTGTCAGCAACACGTCCAAATGTAGCTGATATTCCTTTCTTTTCATCCTTATCAGGTCTTATCCAAAGTTCTCCATCTTTTGATCTCCATCCTGCATCAATCAGCAACTCTTTTACCTCATCAATTGCGCCCGGAAAAACATCATAATGATCGCCCGGCCTGTCGCTTTCAATCATTTCTTTCTTATGGTTGGCATATTCTGATCCATCAAGATACTGCTCAAATTGTGTTGCTGCATTAATCAGTATTTCTCTCTCATTCGCTTCTAATATTGGTATTTTTTTAAATGAACCACTCAGTATCTTATAGTTTGATGTTGGTGCTACAATGACATAACCACCCTCTCCCCTTGTTTCTATAAGTGTTTCAGGCTTATTCTTACTATTTAATCTTCGTGCTAATTTTGTGTTCCCACCTGGATTTTTTGATCTGAAAAACAAATGAAAACCCCCTGACTGTGTGGCCTCTGTTGGTAGATCGTATTTTTCAGTGATTTTTTTAACGTCAGGATTTTTCATATACTTATTCCAGATCCTTTCAGCATCACCAAAATGGTTATCGAAATCTATGCACTCCAAACCACCTGATACCTGACCACATACTACTGCAATACCTGTCTTTTTATTCACATCACGCAGTTCCTCTATCTTTATCTTTTCCTTTTGATATTTATTCCACTTTATTTTTGGCGCTTTTGAAGACACCTCTACAGGGATAACTGAAAGATCGCTATCCAACATTTCTTTAAAAACTTTTATCATATTTCTAGCAGGTTAAGATATTTGAGTAATTTTTCTTTAAAATCATTATAGCCTGTAACGCCTTTTGATGGTACAGAGTCTTGGTGTCCATTGAGTAGGTTGTGAAATTCCTGCTCTGTTATGCCAAAATGGGTAGCTATATCTCTTTGCTTTAAACCATAGACTTTACAGTGTATTCTAATAAAATCTCTAAATGGCTTTCTTTCAGGTCTTTTCATCTAAAACTATATGAAGTTGGATTAACAAAGGTAGTTATTTTTTTCTTACGTTCTTAGTCCTTTCAATTTGTTTAACTACCCTCTGCGCCCAAGCCCAATGATAACCATGGCGTTGGGCATATTTTTTTAATTCATCTTCTCCCTTGTGTATATAAATCAGTCTCCAAAGGTAAGCTTTTTTATACCCTCTTTGTCTGCAGTATTCCTCTAATTGAGGCACCGTAAGCTTGCTAAGGTCAACTTCCTTTGGGTTATAATTTGCATATTCATGCTCTACCAACTCAGCTAGCTTCTCTTTCTCAGATTTTGGGAACTCAAAGCCACAATATTTACAAATCCTCGCAGATGCAAGAACCATTGCGTTACACTTAGGACACAACTTTGATGGAGGAACACCCTCTCCACGTCCTTGTTTATGCGTGAGTGAATATTCACGTTGTTGGCGATAGTGCCCAAGCCTTGTGGCATTTTCGCCAAAGTCAAGTATGTAAAAGAATTCCTTACCTGGCGATGGCCTACTTCCTCTCCCAATCATTTGCAACCATTTGTTCTCAGATGTAGTTGCAAGGTTAACAGCAACACACATTGTTGGTTTATGATCAAATCCCTCGATTAATATTCCTGCATTAACAAGTATATCAAACAGTCCATTCTTCCATTGCTGAATGATTTCTGTTCGCTCACCACTATAGATTGTGTAGTTCTCTGTATAATTATCGTACTCCCTTTTTTTACGCAAATAGAGCGTCTGTGAGGCAGGATTACATGTTGTAGGCTTATTGGGTTTGGATGGTCTTGATGTGACAAATTTCGCCTTAATACCAGCCTCATTTAGTCTTTTTGTCGTTTCTATGACGTGCTGAATATTTACACAAAAACAAATGGTTGGAACTCCAGGGCATATTCGCTTCCAATTATCGATAAATCCTGAATAAAGTTGTGGTGTATTGTACCTTTCATAAAGATCGCTTGCCCTGTATTCACCAAATGGGTCTTTAGTTACACCTGTAAGGTCTACAGGTACGCCAAAATGACGATCAGGCATCAGCTTACCCATGTTGATCATTTCTTGCACATCAGGACCAAATACGATAGTATCATATTCAGTCAGCAACTGTGGCATCTTTCCTGTTCTTTTAGGCGAAGCTGTTACGCCAAGTTTATGTATACTCCCCTCATACTTTATAATCCAATTAAAGTCTGCCCTGTGGCATTCATCAATAACAATCAAATCAAATTTTTTCCACCATTGTTCCCATTCTGGTAATTTTACCCTATTTTTCAAGGTTCCTGTCATGGCTACACATACATCTGCATCCTGTGGCTCTTTCACATTTGATGTAACCACAAATGGACTAACACCAAACTCTTCCAATGTACCACCTGCCTGAGTAAGAAGTTCAATCCTGTGTGAGATAATAAGCACTTTGTTTCCTTTTTTGGAAACTTTTTGTGCTATCCATGAAAATATTACTGTTTTCCCTCCACCTGTAGGTAGCTGATATATAACCCTGTTTCTGCCTTTAGTCCACTCAGATTTAATCCCATCAACACCATCGACTTGGTATTTATAGAGTTCAATCATAGTATTCCTTTAAATATTCCTTTAACCTGATCAGATGTTAGTGATGTATAGCTGTTTCTCATTTGAATGGACTTAGCTACGTAATCAGCTTCATCTTTTGGTACGTTGTGTTTGTCGCAGAATTTATTTAATTCATCATCATACTCTAAAAACAAATCACTTACATTATCTTTACCATATATTAATGCTAACATAGCTTTGTTGCATTTCTCTACTAATATATTCATGTCGTGTTCAATCATACGTAAATCTGAATTATTCTTTTACCACACTTAAGGCAACTTTTTTCTCGCTGATCTCCAAGGTAAGGAGTTCCAACATCGTTTCTCACTCTTCTCCACTTAGTCCACTTATGAAACAATAAACACCCTCTTTTTAATGGGCTCTTAGGTGGTGTTGTCCATTGTTTTATCCACATAATATTACAGGTAAGAAAGCCCCTCCAACGCCTATCAATGCAAATTTCCAATTAAGATTAATAAATACGTTTAAAGGGGCTTTGGTTAGTTAATTAAAATGGTAATCCATCATCAGGATCAGGTGATGGAGTTACTTTTGGTGCAGGTTCAGTTTTTCCTGCTGTGTCAGGTTCAGTTTTTTCTCCTTTTGAATCCAGCATTTCCATTTCGTTTGCTGAAATCTCAGTTACATACTTTGTTACACCTTCTTTGTCCTCGTAAGACCTGGACTGAATTTCACCCTCAATCATAACCTTACTTCCCTTTTTGAGGTATTTAGCCATGATTTCACCAAGCTTACCCCATGCCACAATATTGTGCCATTCAGTTCGTGTTTTTGCTTCACCATCTTTTTTCCATCGCTTTGTTGTAGCTATGGGAAAATTTACTACTGTGTTTCCACTGTCGAATGTTTTGGTTTCAGGGTCTTTACCCAAATTTCCAATTAAAATTACTTTGTTCATTTTTAAAGATTTAAGATTAAAAACTAATTATACATAAAAATATTCTTGCTTTACTTCAAATGTTGGCTTATACCTAACTCCCTGTTTTGATACTGTCCAACCATATTTAAAATAAGTCTTACCTGCCAGGTAAGCCTTTAGGTGTGCTTTTTCAAAAAGCTTCTCTCCTCTGTCAATGAAGCTATTTATCTTCCCAAGGAATTTTCGTGTTAATTTCTTGCCATCTTTTACAATGGGTGATGTGCTAGTTACTTTCATATGAGTTTATATTTAAAATATTCATTATATCATCACTTTCTATTGCAGCTACACCTGCCTTTATACGATCAATAAGTATGTTAACATCCTGGATGTAATCCTCTTTCTTCATAACTACTACATGAAGTTTCCATGGATCGTCCTCGTCCATTCTTGGATCATACGAACAAAAATGAACCTCTTTTACGTTATCAGGTATCATATGTCCTATTAACTGCCAATAGTAATCACAGGTATCGTCGATTACACTTATAACGCAATTTTTAAGATGTACTGAGCCATTGTATGGACACTTGAACTCAAGTACAATATCGTCGCCAACGTAAGCATCAGGACTATCTCCGTACCCTTCAATGACATCATCCACAAAGACAATTTCATCAAAATCAGTTGAGCAGTTTTTTACCTCAACACCGTACTTCTTGGCATAGTAATTAATAGCTTCTGCTTCATACGATTTTCCCCACTCCATTGCTTTTGCATAAACCTTATGCCTACCAACGCCTGTCCTTTTTTCATGGTACGCATCCAAAAGTACCTTTATGGCTGTATCTCCCCATGGCATATACTTGCCTCTTCCTTTTTTCATCAGGTCGTCATTCTTTGATGAAGTTAATTTACCCTCTCTTTTTTTAAGCCACCGGTCCTCTCGTTCTTGTTGCTCAATGAGAATTTGCTCAGCAGGATTGTTATCCACAGCCTCCTCAACCTCTTTGCTTATGTTCTGTTTTATTTTATCAAATTCCTCCTGAAGTCCCATTACTTGTTGGCTTTTATAAGTGCAAACACTGCTTTCATAGCTTTTTGATATTCTTCATTACTATGAAGTTTAGAATTATTATCATGAACCTGCATTAAAAGGCCAAGAGACTCGTTTATACCATTAAGGTATGCAGATTGCTGATCGCCTGTGTAAAGGATTTTCTTGCCATCTTTTGTTGATGGATAGAATTTTCCATTCTTTTCTGTTGCAGGAAGCAACTTGGTACCCATATTGTACACGTCTCTTGCGATACCCCAAACTACACCAGCTCTTTTTATCGCATCAGACGCCCTCCCTTTGATGGCTTCTGTGTTTGACTCAACCCCAACATCTGATTTCCACACCCAATCGCCATCGATTAGAATCCCAATTGAGGATGCGCCTGTTTCAGGATCATATGTATTTTGCCAACCACCAGGGCCACAGACAACATCAAGTCGATCCTGAACTTGCCTTGCGTCAACGTATGGCACCATTATACACCATTTTTTGTCTTTTGTTACTGATTGTACTCGCCATTTGAGTGGTGTGATTGGGTTTTTTAGTTCTTCTAAGTTAATTTCTTTCATTTAAATGTATTTTTTAGGTTTGACAATTACTGTTACATCTTTATCGTTATCAGGACTCACCTTATGTACAACGTAAGGTTTACCTTCTAATGTGATAAGGTCATCCTTTTTGGGGTAACCATTAGCCATAACTGTTATGTTTAGGTTACCTACGAGTTCTATAAAGTTAATTACGTGTGCCATATTACTGCAGTTACAAGCAAAACCATTGCTGTTATTGAAAATAAATAATCCACAACTACTTAATTTTATCAGTTAACAAAAAGCCATTTTCGATAATAAATTCACCAGGATTAAGGTTTTCCTGTGTAAAGTCACCTGTAACGCCAACAATAATAGTTATGTCATGCATCTTTTGGAACTGCGTGAGCATATCCCTTGTCTTCCTGTCAATGGGACACTCGATCCACATCAGGCGAAGACCATCTTCACCATTACGTATCTTTTCATTTAATAAGTACGCCTGCAGGTACGTTGCGATAATAGGTCTTTGCGTGGAAGAATATTGAGTCAATAATCTTGGTTCTTTATTTGGGTTACCAAAGAACTCAGGATTAAATTCGCCATTGTAGAAAGTCCTGATCTCTGATTTTTCCTCATCACCAACGACCTGAATGGATAAACCTTTCACACCAAGGTCAAGTTGTGCAAATTTGTTTTGATATTCCCTCCAGATCTTTTTAACCTCTTTATCTGCCTCATGCCAATCGAAATAAGCATTCCAACGCTCAATAATCCTATTATTGGCTTGTGCCTTTTCGATTTTTTCATCGATATCAGATGTATTTAGTTCAGGTAAATCATTAAGTGCATTCTCCCATTTTTGAACCTCAACTGAGAGTTCAAGTTCTTTGTCACGATCAATCTCAAATTCTACTGCCTGAGGTAGATTATCAATAAAATCCTGAACTTCACTTCCATCGTAGCCATATTCTATCAGTTTCTTTAAGTGATGGTTACAGTTAGATATCACTCCAGTTTTCTTCTCGTTTTCAAACTCAATCCTGTCTTTTTCGACTCTTAAGTTCTGCTCCCATCCCCTCAGTTCATCCTTAGCCTCAAATATCTTCTCCTGAATGGACTTTACTTCCTCTGCTTTTTTGACAGCCCTTTGCTCCTTTTCTTTATTAAGTTCGTCAATAGAAATAAAAGTAGGCACATTATCCTCTTTCCATCCCTCATCTTCAAGTGCCTCTTTAAAACCATTGATTGCTCTTCTTGCATAATGCTTTTGCCTGCGATCTTCTTTTGCAACTTCCAACCTGTGTAATACAGAGCCTTGGTAAAGTGGAGAAGACTTATCAAATACAACGCCAAGAGATTTCAGTTTATGAGAATAAACTTTCATCATAAAATCCATATGAGTGCGTGGATTTTCACTAAGAAAGTCATCAATACCAAATGTAAGCTGCGTTTTTAAGATGTCCCTTAGTATGGCTGGAGTAAGTTTTTTTCCATTGATTACAGGGTCTTTGATTTTTTTGTCGCCATCTTTAAGGTATACAACTGATTCAAGTTTACCACTTTTTGATGTGTACACCCTCATGTAAATTGGCTTATTGCCATATGTAAGCTGCACTTCAATATCAACATCCTTAAATTTACTAACATCGAAGTTAGTAACTGTTGAGTTAGCTGCAGATATAGCAAGTTCTGCTCCTTGTTTCAGCGTGGTTTTACCCTCACCTACTCCTGCCTTAACTTCAATAAGGCCATCCTTGGTTTCGTTAAAGAAGACTTCCTGAGCCTCCAAGATACCAAGCTTGTTGTTTAATGTTAATGAAACGATTTTACTCATGTGTAGGTTATTAATTTATAGTTCTAATAAAAAATTCGTAAGTTCTTCCATGTTGTATTACTGAAATATACCCCTCGTCAACTAACATTTTAGCGAGTTTTTGTGATATCATATGTTTAAAATCATCAACCCTAAGATTAGGATCAGATATTTCGCCCCAAAGCCTAATTATGTTTGCTTCCTTTTTTGTTTGAGGTTCTTGATTTAAAGTAGGATATGGATCGAATTCATGTGGAACATACACCTTAATAAAAGGGTCTATGTGTCTTCCAATTAATGCTTTTTCATTTTCATAAGTAAGCATTCTTAACTTGTCAGCAAACTCGATGTCTATTTTCTTTTTCCAATTATTATATTCTGATGGGAAAAAGAACCATTTAAGGAATTTAAAACGATTACTCATGTTGCGATTTATATGTTAAAAACTAAAATTAATTCTACTTATCTTATTTTCGTCTGATTGTTTAAATATTTATCTATCAATTCGATTGTAGCCGACTGTGGCTTTGTTTTGTTGTTTTTCAGGTTATTGAGCGTTTTTCTTGTGATTCCAATGTCATTACATACTTGCTCTTCTGTTTGTCCAGATCTCACCTGGAATGTTATTAATTGTTTTATTCTTGAATCCATATTTTTTTGTTAAATGGAAGAGGGTTACTGTTGTTCGCCCTCTTCCTGCTGCTATGCAGCTAATTTGTGTTCGCCTATTATAGCTTGAAATGTCCTCTGTGAATCATACTTACTCGCTGTCGAAACCAGGTTACCCCCATGTGCCTGTCTAATCCCAAAAAACCACGCCTCATCGTGATTACACTGCATGAGGCTAACCATTGGTGAAAAGGCTTACAGGCTCGTTATAGCACATTTTACTTCTCTTGTAAACGACGACTGTGGAGGTAGAGGGAGTCGAACCCTCGTCCAAACAAGCTTTACTAAACACATCAACGAACTTTTCGATGCAAAATTAATATAAATTACTCAATCTACAAAATTTATCTCAAACCCTTGACATCTCTGCCAAGGGAAACCAAACTTAAACCTATGAAACACAGCACCCTGAAAGGTATTTTAAATGCTTTAATTTTTTTTCTTGTCTTTGTTTTTTACGAACTTAGGACCATAATAACCTCCAAAATAAAATACTATTACAGCAACAAACGCCCATCCAAGTTGGAATACACCAACTAATTTTAGTACTGGATTAAGATCAAAGCCTGCAAAGTGCATACCAACACACAACCAAAAGATTGCGAATACATTCCAAATAATTATCTTAGCCAGGTATCTTCGTGTCTTGCTTCTAATAGAATTTTCATCAACCTGCTGGTTCATGTATTTCATTTGAACCTCAGCTTTCTCTGCTTGAGTAAGCTTGCTGTCATCAATCTTATCCATGATGTCGCCAATAGGTACTTTATTGGCTAATCCTAATATTTTGTTTAATACTCCCATTATGCTTTAGGTATTTGTGGTTTATCTCTTAATTCAAAATGTCCTTTATCCCATCCCATGCTATCGTCCTTAAAACTCCATAGGCCACCCCAATGCAGGTACATTCCATCAGGTGGCACTCCTTGATCCTTAAGGTCTTCAAATACTTCCAACCCAAGCCCACCAATATAACACAGTCTTTCAAAATTCCATGATATATGTCCATTAACATATGCACATATATCTATGGCCTTGCCTGTTTGGTGATAGCTTTTGCTTTCATAACCATCAGCTTTTGATACGCCTTTTTTGTAAAGGCTGTTTTGAAGTTCTGCTGTTCTCCTACCACCAGTATAGTGTATAGCCAAATCAATCTTTGACCTAGTTATTAATTCATCAGCCCACAATTGCAATATATGGTCTGTTGTT